ATAATGTTTACTGAACAAGAACTACAGCAACTGGGCTATTTCCTTAGCAAATCCAACCTCACCGGAGCTGAGAGCCTCGCTCACGCGCAGCTTCTCATCAAGATCCAGCAGCTCAGTCAGGAGATGGCATCCAAGAAGGAGCAAGTCCCTGCATAAAGCGTGCAAAACGTTGAGAAAATTCCTATAATTATATAGACCATAAGGAGATAATTATGTCTGATGATGGATCCGCAGTAATTGCTAAATGGGACCGAGATAAGACCAGGCGTGAAGACGCCGATCGCTCGGCCAAATCGAGCATGAAGAAGGTTATCGCTGCCGCTATGAGGGAAGGTAGCACCAAAAAGAATATCGCTAAGGAGCTTCTAGACGCTCGTAGGGGAGGCGCGAAGCCCATAAGCAGGGAAGGCTACGGCGATGACGATGAGGTTATCACCGGGAACCCTGGAGAACGTCCCTGGGAAAGGGAGTAATCCTTGCGTACCAAAGGAGTTATTGAGAGGGAGCTGGCCTTCAGTGAGGCGCAAGTAGGGTCTCTGGAGGGTCAACTGCGAGCGGCTCAGCTGGATAAAGCTGAGTTGCAAGCACAGGTTACAAAGCTTCAGGACGCCCTGGTTTCGGTCAGGGCTCCTGAGGCGTATCGTGACCAGCAAATAGAGAAGGATGAGGAGAACAGAGAACCCATCTCGGATGAGACCTTAGAGAGAAACAAGCTCATTCAAGAGACCACGACTGAATACATCAATGGTATTGAGGGGCCTCTGTTCAAGAGTTTCGATGATATGGATGACCTCCTGACCCACGCCCTACTGACAGAAGTACAGGGCCCGGCCAGTTTACATGGGAACGATGAAAGCTAATGGCTGATGCAAAAGCAACAGGTGCTGCGAATAGTAGAGATTGGAAGAGGGGACGACTCCACACGCTAGATGCCATCGGTGCTGGGAAACCAGAGATCGCATCGGCTATCTCAGCGTATGCAGATGAACTCAATACCAACCGCAATAGCCAGCTCTGGCTGAGATCTATTGGGTGGATTGAGAACTTTCTATTCTCTTTAGGCTCGCAATACATTGATAACATTATGGTTTCTCGACTGTCTAGGAACTCTACCACAGAGGAGCAGTCCATTGTTAGAGATGCAGCGGACAACATTCCGAAGCCGGTTAATGATCTGCTCGGTCGATACATCGAAACAAACATCTCCCTGCTGACAGAGAACAAGCCAATCCCTAGGGTTGGGGCGAACTCAGGCAAGGCAGAGGATGAAGACGCCGCTGAGCTGTCTGAGCTGACCTTGAACTATATGTGGGAAGCCCTGGACATTCCTCAAAAGCACAGGGAAATCGTAAGGTTAATCCTTCATTGTGGCGTATGTTGGATGGAGATCATCTATGATGAGACCCGTCCTAGAAGGATGACAGTGCCGGAAACCCAGACCGCTGAGGGATCTGTTGTCCCAGGTCTGGACGGACAGGCCGGTATCAACATCCCTGTGCCCAGGGAAGTAGAGATGCACGATGAGCGCGGACGCCCTATCTACACGGATAAGCAGGAGTATGGGGATATTGCCGCAACGATCGTTAGCCCGTTTGAGATGCACCTCCCTGCGGTCCATTGGTGGAATGGAGATGATATGGGCTGGGTGCTGCGTGAGTTCTATACAAGCGTAGACCTGTTGAAGGACAAGTACAAGGCTCCAGGCCTGAAGCTTCTGAAGAAAGATGGCTGGCACCTAGACAGGCTGGACAAGGCAGGTACCACCAATGTCAGGAACACCCCTGTGTGGTGGTGGGAGCGGCTGACTGATATGGTTGAGGGCTCAGGGCCTTCGGTGTACGTTGGAACCCCTGAGACTTGGGACGGATATACCACGGTACGGATCTTCGATAGGAAGCCTAATCCGACGTGGCCTAGAGGTAGGACGGTTATCATCGCAGGGGATCAGGTGATCTACGATTCTCCTAAGAAGAGGGGAGCACGGGCATATGACCCGCGCTGGCCTGAGCGGTGGCATCCTTATATCAGGTATCGCTGGGAAGCTATGCCTGGAAGTATCAATGGTCGTTCCCTGGTATCGAAGCTCCTTCCGAAGTTGAAGAGAGTTAATGCTATCGATACCACAATGATCATGTGGCGCAGAACCGTACCGATGTCAGCCTGGGTGGTCCCGAAGGGTGCGCAACCTATCGAGGATCAGTGGCTAGGCAAACCGGGGCAGATCTGGGAGTATGATCCCAGGCGAACTGCTGGGGCTGCGCCAGAACCTATTTATCCGCCTCCGTACCCGGCAGCGGCTGAACAGGAGCGTCAGCAACAGCTCTCCGAGATGGAAGCGATCGCTGGTACAGAAGAGATATTGAGGGGACAGCGCCCGACAGGTGTGAACTCTGCTGCGATGATCGACATCCTTCGCAAGCAGGCCCTGGCGGCTAGGTCTCCTATTCTACAAGAGTGGGATGAGGCCCTACAGAAAGAGGGTACCATCATCCTACAGGAAGTGATAAAGAACATTCGAAATGACGATCGGTATGCTGAGCGGCTCAGAGTCCTGGCCCGCGACAAGGTTAGTACCTTGGCGATCAGGAGCTTCAGTGGAGCGGACCTTAGCGACAACGTCATTGTCAGTATCGATACGGCATCCATGGCGCTGGCGAGTAAGGAAGCGAAACAGGCCAAGGCCATCGAACTGATACAGTATGCGTCAGGCTTGGAGAACATGCCTGCGCCGCTGCGAGCTAAGATCCTTGAGGAGATAGGCTACAAGGACGCGATGATCCCGCAGGGTGTAGACGTTAGCCGCGGCAAGCGCATGATGGCCTGGATCCGACAGGAAGCATACGAGATGATTGTGCCGATGCCTGAGGATGATCCGTTCATCTTGCTCGGTATGTTCGTGGACGAGATGAAGTCAGACGGTTTCCATAACCTGAATGAGCAGCAGCAGATGGTGCTCCTCTCTCTGATTGAGCTGTACAAGCAGCAAGTCGAGTTCAAGCAGGAACAGATGATGAGACAGCAGATGGCGATGCAAGGCGGCGGGCCTCCTGGCGGTGGTCCTCCGGGCGGTGAAGAAGGTGGCTAATCTAGGCAAGGCATGGGCGGTTGTGAGGGGTCGGCTCTCTGGTAACAAAGAGAAGTCACAAGGCATCCTCAACAGCCTGAACCCCATGAAGCGCAGAGAGATTGGTAAGCAGCAAGCCGCTGGACGTGTGCCTCGTAGGAAGAAGGCATACAGGTTAGGGGAGAGGTTGCGGAGGAAGAGCTAGTGGATAATCTATTTGTAAACGCAGGAGCATCCGCTACGGAGTTCAACACGAATCCTTTGCTAACTCCTACTCAGCGACAGGCTCAGCGAAAAGAGAAGAGGGCCACTAGAAAGGCAGAGAGAATAGCGAAGAGAGATGCTAAAAAGCAAGCTAGGGCAGACAAGAAATCCGCGAGGGTTGCTAAGCGAGAAGGGCGGAAAGCGGATAGGCAGTACAAGAGAGAGATAAGACGAACTGAGAGGCTAGGCATACCGTTTACAGGATGGGACATGCCTGGGGCTCCTTCGTACCACGAACGGAGATATGTACCTGAAGGGTCGGAGTATCAATTAGGGGGAGGGTTGAAGGAGATAGGATGGCAACATCTCCTGACTCAATCAGAAGGATCGAACAAGCACGCAGGCAGTGCTAGATATGAGATGGGCGTCGAGGCGTACTCTACGCAGGAGACACGGAAAGAGGATTGGAATCAGAGTTTTATGGTCTTGAATCCTCATCCAAATACGCCAACACTGAACCCTAGCTACAAGCAGATGTTCAGACAGATGTTACCTAAGGGTGACGCTAGGAAGTCATTGAGGAAATACCTGTGATTCTTTTCCTCGATCCAGATCCGAAGCGTGCAGTCCTGGCGTTTCAAAGAATGAACGAAGAAGACCAGAAGAATACAATCTGGTGCAAGACGTATTTGGAAGCACAGACAACGCTTTGGAACTACCGTGACGTACTGACGCGTGTGCATTTAGAGCATGACCTGGGAGAACATGCTTACATGAACACACGATCGGAAGAGTCAGGGATGGAGTTGGTGCGGTACTTGGAGAACTTGAACAAGCACTACGCACCTGAATTCCAGGCGTATAAGAAAATAGAGTTCGTTGTTCATACCCACAACGAGCACGCAGGACCGATCATGGTAGAGCGATTACTAAAGATAGGGTTGAATGTGAAACTAGTTCCTTTTGGAATGTAACTAGGAGATAGTATGGCAACAAATGCAGATAAAATTGCAGCAGCACAAAGGCTTCTTGCTAAGAACAAGAAGAAACGATCCTTTGCCAAGCAGGCTATAGCCACAGGCTGGAAGCCCCCGAAGGCTGGCCAGACTATGGATATAACTCCAACGTCTACGAAAGCTCCTCCCGGTACTAAAACTGGAGACCTTGCTCGCAACGTGACGGCTTCTAGTTACACCCGATACGTTAAACAAGAAGATCACAATCGAGCGTATGGTGGCAAAGCCGGTTTCATTCCGCCCTTGAAGATAAAAGTACCCACCAAGCAGACACCGTCCCGTCCGAAGAAAACTACGTACGGCCACGGCAAGGATAAGGCTGGCAAGTCCCTCGGCATTACTACCGTTGTAGACGCTGGCCACAGTCCCAGTGCAGCCAAGATTAGAACCGCGACCCGTATGGCCAAGAACATTGGGCCTGGACGAGGCACCCGCCCGCAAGCTAAGGCTCCGAAGTTTGGATCCAATAGCTATGGTTCTGGCAAGCCTCAGGGTAAATGGGGACCGCACGGTCCGTACCGTCTACCTGACTATGCTAAGGCACCGACGACTACGCCCACTAAGACCCCTACTCCGTCCACGGGTTCCTTCTCCGCTAAGGGTATCGCCGCTTCAATCCTCGCTGGCGTAGCGGCGGTTACTACTGGTGTTATTGCGAAGCAGCAACTTACCAATACACCCCCGAAGCGCAACAAGTCCGCAGCGATACAGAAGGCCAAGCTCCGCAAGCCTATTGATCCGGCTAAGGTGAAAGCCGTAGCTATTGGCGGTCGCCGTGAGCATGGAGATCCCTATAAGAGAAACAAAGCCAACGTAAAGAATGCAATCGAGGCAGCTGAGAGAGCTGATGCTAGGAACACCCGGCCCCCGAGCACTGGTGGTGACCGAGGTAACCTCCGTAGCAACAAAGACCAAGTCAGGGACGCCATTGAAGCGGCTGAGAGAGCTGACGCTAGAGCGAAGGCGAAGTTCTCGCCGCCCAAGTCTCCCGAGGTAGCGGAGACAAAGGTAGAGGTCGCGCCCAATTCGACGCCCACGGAGTTCGCTCCGAAGCAGAGCGTTGCGTCTAGGATCCGAGATGCGTTCCGTCCGGAATCTGAGTTCCAAGAGCTTCAAGCAGCGCGCAAACGAGGACAAGCAGCACCTGCTACCG